GGCGGTTTTCGCTTTAGGATTTCATTTGCAAAAACAAAGCATCATGGAGGTCGCGTGTTGGTTACGTACAATCCTTCCGAGAGTTCTGGCGGCGCTTGGACGACGGTTGAGGGTCCTGAAGTTTCTGGTTCATTAACTCAGCCTTTTGGTTATTCAGCCATATTTGATTTGAGAGATACTAATGTGTTGGAATTTGATGTACCGTACACTTCAGGATTCCCTTATCAATATTTTGGCAATCGGATAGGCAGTTTTTCTATGGTTGTTTTAGATCCGCTGCAAGCCCCTTCCGTCGTTGCTCAAGTGGTTCCCTTTTTAGTGGAAGTTAAGTGTTTGCCTGGATTCGAATTGGCTGATTATTCAGGAATGACTTGGTATCCTCATTTGAGTGTACCGACTATTAAGTTACAGTCAGGCAAGCTGATTGATGTTATTTCTGACGATGCCAATCAATTGACGGTTGGGGAGAGCATTAAGTCTGCCAAGCAGTTGATTATGTCCCCAGTCATGGTTGATTCCGCAGTGCCAGTTACTAATACCACCATACAGGGTGTGCCTTGGTGGTTTTATAGTCTTATGACTAACACCACTCCTATACCGCCCGGTTTTGATTACTCCGGGTTCACACACGCTCCTGGTGCTATTGCTTCATGCTATTCTTTTGCTAGGGGTTCCACTGATTACCACATATATCCCCATCGTGCGGACAATATAGCTTTTGTTGCTAGACATACTGCTAGCAGAATTGTGGTACGTAATGCCGCAGCAACCGTAAACACGCCTAGTGTGCTTTACGGCACCAGGTCTGCGACACCTGGAGTGGTTGCAACTGCTGGTGCTCCTCTTCATGTGAGATTCCCGGCTTTCTCACCCGCAGTGAGATTGCCCACGTACATTGGTGGGATAAATAGGTATAGGTTTGCATTCACCAATAATGCTGGTATCAATTCCTACGCTGATGCCAACCCCGGGATCTTGGCTGATTATCCAACTTTTACAGCCATAAATTCTTCTGGCACTGGATCTTATGCCACCACTTCTTTTTGTGCTGGTGATGATGCGGCTTTAGGTATGTATATAGGTCCGCCACCCCTTGCTCTTCCTTTGTCGAACAGTACTGCACCTATTGATGCGGACACTGTTATACAGGCTAATTTCTTTTAGTTTTATTGTTAGCATAACGTTGCTTTATTAAGCAGGGTTCGTAAAACCCGGAGACACGTTGTAAGATCTCCAAGTTGAACTTTTGCGGAAGCTTTGTTCAACCTCTGAGTGGGAAAAGAAGGCCCTCCATGAGTAAGCTGAACGGAGCTCGCCCTTATGGGTCGGTCCATAGCCGCAATGGACACAAAGATT